TGGCGTGTTCGGGATGTACCTGAAAACCGAGTACAAATTCACGCTGCGGTTTGACGACGTGGAGTGTGAAGTGCTGTTCCGGGGCTTGGATGATGCCAACGACGTGCGCCGGCTTTTGTCACTGCAGGCGAGTTTTGCCGTACTGGATGAATTCAGGGAAATCCACCCGGAAATCTACAACACGGTGCAGGGGCGTCTTGGACGCTATCCCGATCGGATCATGAACAACGTCGGGTGCGTCGATGACGAAGGTAATAGTAACGCGCACTTGTGGGGGATGACCAATCCTCCGGACGCTGATACGTTCTGGGAAGAACTGATTTCCAACCCGCCGGATAACGTCCATGTCACGATCCAGCCTAGCGGCCTCTCGCCGGAAGCTGACTGGACTTGGTGCCTTCCGGATAACTATTACGTCAATCTGGCCGAGGGTAAGACCGAAGACTGGATTGACGTGTACATCCACGCCAAGTTCGGCAAATCGCTCGCAGGCAAACCCGTGTTTCGATGCTTCGACCGCGAAACGCACATTGCAAAGACGCCCATAGCACCCAACCCGTTATCCACAGTGCCGGTGATCGTTGGGTTTGACTGTACCGGATTGAATCCGGCCGCCGTAATCGGGCAAGTGGGCTTCGGTGGGCGGTTGTTCGTGTTCGATGCGCTGGCCGCAGAAGACATGGGGCCGCTGCGCTTTATCCGTGAACGCCTGAAACCCCTGCTGGCCGAGAAATATGCCGGTTGCAAAGTCATGGTGATCGTCGATCCGGCCGGCGTAGCACGCGGCGCGGACGAGCGGAGCGTAGTGGACATCCTCCGCGTCGAAGGATTCATGACCAAACCGGCTAGAACCAATTCCATCGCGGCGCGGATTTCAGCAGTCGAATCGGTGTTTACCCGAACCGTAGACGGCAAACCCGGGGTCGTCATGGACAAAGACGGATGCCGCGACCTGATAATCGCCATGCAGTCGAAATACCGGTACAAAATGAACACCAAAGGCGACGCTGCCGATACTCCTGACAAAAACCACCCGTGGGCTGATATTGCCGATGCGTTCCAGTATCTTTGTTTGCACGCAGATGGTGGTACAATCTTCGGAGCGCATGTACAATCTAGGCGTGAAATTAAACCAGCCCCGGTACGCTGGGCTAGATAGGAGACTGAAATGCCTGCTCGCAAACTTTCCCGCACCACTACCGGCGCTGCATCCACTCAACCGGGGTCGTACTCCGGCTACGTGGTCACGACAGCCCTGTCAGCGGCTGCAATTACCATCTACGACAACGCCTCGGCAGCTTCGGGCACCATCATCGACATCATTCCGGCATCGACTGCTGCGGGGACAACCAAGAATCTGGCAAACCCCATCGCCGTGACTAACGGCGTCTACGCCAGCTTTGGCGGCACCGGCACCGTAACCTTCCTGTTCGACTGATGGCTCTCGACCCGCGCAATCCGTTCCTGACCGACGGGTTCAAGGTCGGGATGGTGAACGTCCAGACGCCATACAAGATACCGGCAGACGCGCTGGCAGCGGCCACGAACGTCGATATCAACGACGAAGGCTACATCCAGCGGCGACAGGGGTACGTGCAGATTCGCGCGGGCGTTGCGCACTCGCTGTATTCCCAAGGGGCTACGGCCCTGTACGGCGAAGGCAGCACGATACGCCAGCTCAACTCGGACGAGACGACGACCGAGATCGTCACCGGCCTGTCAGGCGCGGACATTGCGTTTGAGACGGTCAACGGCGAGGTGTACTGGAGCAACGGCGTACAGAGCGGCAAGATCGCTGCCGGTGTAAATCAGGCGTGGGGGCTACCGGCAGGGCCGATCCCGACCGTCACCTACTCAGCAGTAGGCGTGCTTCCGGCGGCCAAATATCAGGTAGCTGTGACGTACATGCTGTCGAACGGTGAAGAAGGCGGTACATACCAGTCGTCCCAGATCACACTGGCTTCGGCAGGCGGCATCACCGTCACGCTGCCTCTCGTCGTCCCGAGCGGGGTCACGCACTACAACATCTACTGCACCATGCCGAACGGCGAGGTGGAGTACCACATAGGCACCGCAGCGGTGGCTGCCGGAGCGTACGCAATCACGACACTGGCTACGGCCAGCCGTACGCTGGAGACGCAGGGCATGGACGCGTTCCCGGCCTGTACCGAGCTTCAGTACTTCAAGGGCCGCATGTTCGGCGCTGTGGGCCGCTTGGTGGTGTTTTCCCCGGCCATGCGCTACCGGCTGCACCGGTACAACCGCGATTTCTTCATGTTTCCGACGCAGGTGCGCATGATCGCAGCAACGGATACCGGCCTGTACGTCTCTGACGAGGTATCTACGTACTGGCTGGGCGGGACTGATCCCGAGCAGATGAATTTGGTCGAGGTGCTTACGTACCCGGCCATTGCACGAACGAAGGTTTACGACACGTCTACGACGGAGCCGATGTGGTTCTCCGACCGTGGATGGATCAGGGGCGGCGAGAACGGCAAAGCCGAGGCCGCAATGGAGAAGCGGGTACTTCCGGGGGTAATGTCCCCCACTGGCGCAGGATTATTTCGTGAGTATAATGGCATCAGACAGGTAGTTGCCATCGTGGATGAAACTGCCGCACACACACTTTCAGTCAGGAGCGCGACATGAGCCAACTAGCAGCTGCGGCAGGGTTTGGTACCCAGTACATTTTTGAACAGATTCGTGATGGCAAGGTCATCGACTCTTGGGTTGCAAACAACCTGATCCCGAACGAAGGTCTGAACTACATCCTGAATACCGCCTATCGCGGTACGACCCAGATTTCCACTTGGTACGTTGGCCTGTTTTCCAACAACCACACACCGGTAGCCGGCGACACCGGTTCCAGCATCGATGGCGTGTCCATCGTTGAGATCACCGCATACACCGGCAATCGTCCGGCAGTGTCGTTTGCTGCTGCAGCTGGGCAGGTGGTTACCAATTCCGCGTCCGTTGCCGAGATCACGCTGACCGGCAGCGCTACAGTGCGCGGCGGGTTCATCGTTCAGGCACAGACCAAGGGTACGTCCGGCGCTGGTAACGGCACGCTCATCTCTGTGGTGAACTTCGGCGCAGACCGTACGCTTCAAACTGCGGACATCATCAAAATCACGGTGTCCTGTACTGCCGCATCGGTGTAATGCAAGACCCCGGCCATCCGGTATACATACGGGTATTTGGTGAGATCGCTCTTGCCGCCCCGTATGTAGGGCTGGCAAAGCAGAAGACACGCGCCCTAGCTGCTGCAGCTACGGGCGTTTACGCTTCTGAACACGGGTATCTGGATACCGACATTCGCTACCACGCCGTTGTGAACGGCAACCACTGGTCGGTATCCATCTGGGCCGAGGGATGTCCTAGCAAGGACTACGGCGCGTACTCGGAACTGATGCCGACGTACAGCACGGTGTCCGGCGAGTGGGTGTTTCCCGACTCGCATACGCTCCAGTGGGCCACGTCGTACAAGCTGAACGGTGACGGCCACTACATTCTGGACAGCGGCGGCAATAAGCAGGTGCTAACTTCGGCGTTTCTGGAGCTTCGGAACAAGCGTAAACCTCTTGCGCACCACGCAAACTTCATGGGGACCGGATTTGTAGGTCCGGAATACAATCTGGAAGCCCATGTCGTGTCCGAACTGGTGTTTCTGGACCGATACAAGGCGTCGAAATTCACCGGGTCGATGCGCAAGGTTGTCCAGATGTTGTTGGGAATGGGGTACAAACGCCTGTCCGAACTCGGAATTGCGTCTAACAGCCCGGATAATCCGACATTTGCGTTCAACTACAAATTCACGGAAACCCACGGGATTTACATCGCCGCCGATAATACTTGGTGGGTGATTCGCATCTCGTCTGCCGGGGTCTACCGGCGCAAAGCCAACTGGTGCATATCCAAGACCCGCAAGGATGTCCGTACGTTCTTGGGGTATGTCTCTACCAAGCGCAACGAAGCCGGCGAGCTGCTCCCCGATGCCCAGCAATGGGACCGCCTCGATGGCAACTTGTCTCCGGTATATACCAGATACAGCCCTGCGTTCGCCGCGTGCGGGTGGGCGTTCTCTCCGACGGGCAAATACGCGCAGAATGTCGTGTTCCGCACCGAGCCGGAAGTAGCCAGCGGGCGCAGTTACGTCCATGGCGCACGGTGGAAAATCACGATTCTGGAGACCAACGGCGTTCCGTCGTCGATAGCGCTTGCCAAGGTCGAAGAAGGCATCATCTGGAACTCCGACCGCGTTTCGCTTAACGTGGCCCACTTCCAAGTCCCCGACGATTCGGTGCAAGGTTGCATCACGTTCGACTACAACCTTGGATATCTGACATCCCAAGCGCCGGTAGCCACGCCAAACGGGCCGATGTACGTCTACTACGACGATAACGGCGGCGAAGTCGTCCTTCGATGCCGGTACGACGAGCATGTGGTGCAGACTGAGAATACGTCTGAAACGCCCACTACTTCTAGCTACACAAATGTAGACGGCGTAACAGTGCAGAAGGGTTCCACTGGGTATCTATTCCTCGGCACTAGTGCCAATCCAAGATCGATTACTGACGGAAATGTCCAGACAATCCGCACCGGGGGCACGGCGCGGTCGGATTCCTTTTCCTGCACTGCATGGTCCCCTAGCGTGCAGACGTACGTTAATGGCGGAAACACGGATGGGTATTACGAGTTAGCGTGGGTAGAAGACCTGCCTAAATTTGCGCAAGCCTATACCACCCGGTTTACGATGTCCGGTACGCGGTTCAGAAACTTGACCGCCAGCGTGAGATCAAATTTTTGCGAATCGTCTTCGCCGTATAGCGGCAACGTACGCGACGTGTTCGGGTTGATAAAGACTTGTATGTTGGTGAAACATACCAAAGTGGTAACTGCGTACTCGACAGTCACTGATTCCACAGCCACTATTCCCTACGGAGAACGGCAGGCGATAATTTTTGCGTCCAGAGTTACTACTGGGGGCTATACAGAAACTGATACCCGAGTTTCGTATAATGGTGAGAAACACGACCACCATTGGCTAGTGACGGGTGCGTTTGCCGAAGGCGATACCTGTGCGGCAAACAATGGGGCCACAGACCCTGCATGGCAGACTGGTGACCCCTCTGCTGTTCACATATCGCCAGTGTTTGCTACGGACGGATTTGATTATGACTCTGGTTTCTGGTGGAGCGCCAGTGTCGATTCAAAAACAGAGAACGCGAATGGAGCCGCTGGTAGAGCTAAATACGAAGGGCTTATTTCCGCAAAT